CTGATGGATTAACATACACAAAAGGTTCTCAGTTTAGCACAACCACAAATACTGTATATTATGGATTAACTCAAAGCAATCCAGGATTATGGGTGTATGGAAATAATACTACAAGTGGAACTATTACAGGCATAAAAATGAAAATGACTGTTGACACAGCAAGTGCTCAAGCAGGTAACATTGCTCCTCTACGAACCATGAATGGTAGTAACGTTGATGCAGTTAATAGTTATGACACTGGGTGGATAACAAGTAATTTAAGTACCGGCATACCTGTAGTAATAAATCAAGTTCCAAACATCGCAAGTAGTTCTTCTGGAAATGCCACTTACATATTTACAGGATCTATAGAATTATGGGCAAGAGCAAGTGGTGTAAGTGACACAAAGGTAAAAGACTTTCGTTTTTCGGCAACTACGGTTATATCTTTATAGAGTATACCGAATAAATAATATAAACAAAAGAGATTAAGACAATGGCACAACCGACAACAAGACAACAATTCAAGGACTGGGTACTCCGCAAGCTGGGTGCACCTGTCATTGATATTAATGTGTCAGATGAACAAATCGATGATCGTCTTGATGAAGCTATAGATTTCTGGAGAGATTATCATTACAACGGAAGTCAGCTTGTTTATATGAAACATCAGATTACTCAAACTGATAAAGATAATGGTTATATAGCACTACCTACAACGATACTTGGTATTTCTGGTATTTTTAATATGCAATCAAGTATTTCTACAGGTGGTGGAATCTTTAATGTTCAGTATCAATTTGTTTTAAATAATCTTGAAGATATTACTGGTTATAATATCACAAATTATTATATGTCAATGCAACATTTAGAATTCTTACAAGAGATGCTTGTTGGCAAACCAATGATTCGTTATAATAAACATGTAAATAGATTACACATAGATGCAGGAATGGATACAATGCCTGTCGGTGAATATATTATTATTGAAGCGTATGATGTTATTGACGGTGATACTTACAGTGATGTATGGTCTGATCGTTGGTTACAGAATTATGCTGCTACTTTAGTCAAAGAACAATGGGGTTCAAACCTAACTAAATTTACAGGCATGCAACTTGTAGGTGGAGTTGCATTTAACGGAGAGCAAATACTATCTGATGCAAAGGAAGAAAGACGATTGATGGAAGAAGAAGCAATCGGCGAACTACAACCTCTTCAGTACAATTATATCGGATAAGTAATGGCCACGAATACTTTCTTTAATAATTACTCTCAAGTTCAAGAGCAGTCACTGATTGATGATTTGGTAATAGAATCTATTAAGCAGTATGGTGTTGATGTAATTTATATTAGCAGAGCAATTAAAGGTCGTGATATCATTTTTAATGAAGACGACTTTCCAGAATATAACGAAACTTTTGAATTTGAAACTTATGTTAAAAGCATGGAAGGTTTTGAAGGAGAAGGCGATTTCCTATCTAAGTTTGGTTTACAAATAAGAGATACATTAACACTTACAGTTGCCAACAGAACATTTGAAAGACACGTGACTCGAGAAGTTGTTGAACTTACTCGTCCAAGAGAAGGCGATTTAATATACTTCCCACTAAATGAAAAGATGTTTGAAATTAAATATGTTGAACATGAAAGCATATTTTATCAAATGGGACAAACTCAAGTATATGATATGCAATGTGAATTAATCGAATATGCAAACCAAAGATTCAATACTGGTCGAGCTAACATCGATAATTACTTTGCTGCTTATAACACAGATATTATAGTTGATGCAAATAACGCAACACTTACTGCATTGGCTTCAACAGATGATAACGCAAGCAACCTCGACTTTGAAATTGAAGCAGATGGTATTATTGATTTCTCAGAAGTAGATCCGTTTAGCGAAAACATATCAATAAGTGATACCTAATGGCAATAGCAAACTATTTTTACAATTCTACGATTCGCAAATATGTTGCTTTGTTTGGTACATATTTTAATCAGTTAGAAGTTAGAAGAACAACTACTGATGGTACTTTAAATCAGAGGCAGATAGTACCTATATCTTACGGACCATATCAAAAGATACTCGCAAGACTTGACCAAGATCCTACCTTACAGGGCGGAGCAACACAAGACGCGTTTGGAAAGCCAACTGCAGGACAACCGTTCGCAATGACATTGCCTCGTATGGCTTTTGAATTAACAAGTTTTACATATGATGCTGAAAGAAAAGTTTCACCTACAAGAAAAATAAGAAAGGTAGCAGTAGACGTAGAAAACGGTGGAAGAAGATTTGTATATTCAGGAACTCCATATAATATGGGATTCAGTTTATACATCATGGCAAAATATAATGAAGATGCGGTTAAATGTTTAGAACAAATCTTGCCATTCTTTAATCCTGAATTTACGAGTACAGTGAATCTTATTTCAGGATTAGAAGCAATAGATATCCCTCTCATATTAAATGATGTTACTTCTGAAGATTTATACGAAGAAGCTTTTACAACAAGACGAAGTATATTATATACACTTAACTTTACAATGAAAGGTTGGTTCTTTGGACCTGAGAAGGATAAGGCAGTTATTAAATTTGTTGACGCAAGATTGGCAACTGATACAGCAGCTGATACAGAGTTTGAAGTATATCAAACAGGACAACCAGGTTCTACAGCAAATAATGTAGCAACCTCCGATATAACACAAACAATAGATTATAGTTTGATTGAGTTTGACGACAACTGGGCTTACATAGGAACATCATCTGATACTGAACCCAGTTAAAAGGAATTATTATTATGAGAATTGGATTTACATGTAGCAGCTTTGACTTGCTTCACTCCGGGCATATTCAAATGTTGAGAGAAGCAAAATCTCAATGTGATTATTTAATGGTAGGATTACAAATGGATCCTGCTATTGACCGACCTAAAGAAAAGAATAAACCTATCCAAACTATTGTTGAGAGATATACTCAACTTAAAGCAGTAAGTTATGTTGATGAAATTATTCCTTATTCAACAGAAAGAGATCTTGAAGATATATTAGAATTATATACAATTCACGTTCGTATTCTAGGCGAAGAATATAGAGATAAGGAATTTACAGGCAAAGATATTTGTCGCAAGAGAGATGTTGAATTATTCTTTAATAAGCGAGACCATCGTTTTAGCACATCGAGTTTAAGAAAGAGTTGTGCTTGGGTAAATAAAGATGGCGATTGGAAAATGACGGAAGAAGGATAAATACATAAAAGGGATTTGGCTATGCGTATCAAGTGGTACGGGCGGCAGAGGTGGATGACGGTATCTTAGGGAACCACTTTCGGAATTACAGATAGGAGAATAATATGAAAGCATCATTTATTGCTATCATGTTTATCGCTTTAGCAGGTTGCTCTACTGTAGATTCAGTTATTGATGGATCTAAAGGTATTGTAGGTGGAGTAGCCTCAGATGTCGCGGCAGTGACTACTGGAACTTTGGACGTAGTGTCCGGTTCAATTAAAACTGTTGCTGATAAAGCTGGTGTAGACAAACAAGAAGCGAAATAGTTTAGGAGTTAGCCGGCCAGGGATGGCAATTAGAAGATGACTGATAATGGATAAATAATAGTATGAAAGATAAAGATGATAAAATTGCCCAGGTACTAAACATGAGACCCTTAGAAGAAGCGGAAGAAGGTGAAGTAGTAACTGATACGGTTGATGAATTAAAAAATCTACCTCAAGAATCTGTTATACAACCACCTGCTGTTTTAGAAAAGAATGCTGCCGAGAATTTAAAAGATATTGAGTTAGCAAAAGCTAACATTGAGAATATTATTAATCTTGGCGACGATGCAGTACGTGAAATGACAGAGATCGCAAAACAATCCGAATCTCCTCGAGCATTTGAAGTTGTCTCTACATTAATGAAAACGTTACTTGATGCAAACAAAGATTATGTTGAAATGTCGACAAAGAAAAGATATGCAAAAGAAGAAGACCAATCAAGTCAAACACAAGTTACTAATAATAATTTAATTGTCTCAACCTCAGATTTACTTAAGATGATTAAAGGCGAAAAAGATACAGATGCATAATTTTGATAAAGGTTATCTAGGTAATTCCCATCTTAAAAAGATTGGAGAACAAATAGAATGGACTCCTGAGCTTCTTAAAGAATATATGAAGTGTGCTGAAGATCCAATTTACTTTGCAGAAAATTATATTAAAATTGTACATGTTGACCATGGATTAATTCCAATGGATATGTATGATTACCAAAAAGATATTACACAAAAGATTACAGATAATAGAAGAGTTGCAGTACTTACATCAAGACAGGCTGGTAAAACTACAACAGCAGTAGCGGTTATATTACACTACATCCTCTTTAATGAATTCAAGACTGTAGCCATATTGGCAAACAAAGGTGACGGAGCTCGAGAGGTATTAGGAAGAGTTCAGCTTGCCTATGAAGCGTTGCCTAAATGGATTCAGCAAGGTATTGAAGAATGGAATAAAGGTAATATTACTTTAGAAAATGGTTGTAAGATTTATGCAGGTACTACAACATCGTCTGCCATTCGTGGTAAATCTATTTCCTTTCTATACCTTGATGAGGTTGCATTTATTGAAGGCTTTGATGAATTCTTTGCTTCAGTATATCCAACGATATCATCAGGTAAAACTACAAAATTATTAATGACATCAACACCAAACGGATTAAACCATTTTTGGAAAACATGTAAAGGTGCTAAAGAAGGTACCAATGGTTATGAATTTGTTGAAGTTCAATGGTATGATGTCCCAGGTCGAGACGAGAAGTGGAAAGATGAAACCATGGAAGCCTTAGACTTTGATAACGAAAAATTTGAACAAGAATATTGCTGTCAGTTCTTAGGAAGCTCAGGTACACTAATAAGCGGTGCCAAACTCAAAGAACTTGCGCCTTCTAGGCCGGTGCATGAGGCCGAAAACATTACACAGTACGAAGCTGTTCAACCAGATCGTTCTTATGTAATGGTAGTTGATGTATCAAGAGGTAAAGGTCTTGATTATTCGGCGTTTAATATAATTGATACGACGGAGATGCCATACAGACAAGTATGTGTTTTTAAGGATAATACCATAAGTCCTGTAGACTTTGCCTCCGTTATATATAGAATAGGGCTGATGTACAATGAGAGTGCAGTGTTAATAGAAATTAACGATATTGGCGAACAAGTTGCTGATATACTCTTTATGGATTACGGCTATGAAAATCTTCTCTTTACTGAAAACCACGGGCGAGCCGGGAAGCAAGTATCAAATTTTGGAGGGAAGAGATCTGATCATGGAATACGAACAACAAAAAGTGTAAAGTCTAAAGGTTGTTCAATATTGAAATTATTAATTGAGCAGAATCAGTTAATATTACAAGATTATAACACAATACAGGAGTTATCGCGTTTTAGTAAAAGAGGCAATTCTTACGAAGCAGAGTCAGGTCATCATGATGATTTGGTAATGACCTTAGTACTGTTTGCATGGTTATCTGACCAACGATTCTTTAGAGAATTAACAGATATCAATACCTTAGCGGCATTGAAAGAAAAAACCAATGAACAGCTTGATGAAGAATTATTGCCATTTGGCTTTATTGATACAGGCGATCCACTAGCAGATGATGCAGGATGGATTGAATATAGGCCTGATAGAGTTTTTTAGATATAGAAACTTTTATAAATAAAACTGTGATAACTATTAATTAGTAACAAAAGATTTAATTAGATAATATTAAAGGAGAATAATATGGCTTTTTCCGTAAGTCCTTCCGTAATTGTTCGAGAGGTGGACGCATCAGCATCGGTACCTGCCATCGCAACACCACCTGCAGCAATCGCTGGCGTGTTTAGATGGGGTCCTGTAGGTGAAACAGTTCTAGTTTCTTCAGAGAATGAATTAGTAAGTAGATTTGGTACGCCAAATGGAGATAACTATGAAACATTCTTTGTAGCAGCAGATTACCTTTCATACGCAAACGCATTATATGTAGCAAGAGCAGACAATGGAGCAAATACTGCTTCATCTAGTTCAACATCTTACCATGCAAATGGCGATGTTAACGTAGTCACAACTGGCGCGTTTGATGCATTATATCCAGGATCTCTGGGTAATTCATTAGAAGTCGCGTATGTTAAAGGTTCATCCTACTCAGACGTATCAATTGCAGTTGAAGATATACCAAAAACAAAAATTACAGGCGCTAACTCTGAGGTTATTGGAACAGCTCAATCAATTGCTTTCAACTCGAAAGAAATTGGGTTTGAAGTTGTACCTGCCAACGAAATTACTACAATTACAAGCGGTGATATAATTACAATTGGTAACGATTCAGTCGGCTACCAAGATATTGTTGTATCAACGATTTCTAAACAAGCAAAAGATGCTGTCGGTGATGATACAGCAAACTCTATTTTAACAACATCAATCCAACATGACCTAACTTTAGAAAGTCCTTATCTGTTAACAGAGACTTCACTAAATGCGCTTTCTATTACAAGAAAGTGGGCATACTCAGGTAATTTTGGAAAAGCACCACAAGCTGCAAACTATCATATTGCAGTTGTTGATGCAGACGGTGGAATTAGTGGAGATGCAGGAACAGTCTTAGAATTGTATTCTGACGTTTCAGTAAATGCAAATGCTAAATTGGCAAGTGGTAAAACAAATTACTTCTTCGATGTAATTGCACAAGAGTCAAGTTGGGTTAAAGTAGGCCACGCAAATACATTTACAGTAAATACATCTGAATACGAAAGATTAGGTGTTAACGTAGGTGATAATACTGGTAATACATCAAACTTCAGCCCCAACGTTGGAACAGATGGAAGATCTGAATCACTAGCAACACTTGCTGACCTGGCCTCAGGTTATGATTTGTTTAAAAATTCAAATGAAATTGATGTTTCTTTTGTATTAGGTGGTAAATCAGATGATACTGGTAACGTAGGTACATACTTGATCTCAAACATTGCAGATTACAGAAAAGATGCAATTGCATTTATCTCGCCTGCTAAATCAGACGTTGTTGACGAAAGTAAAACAGAAAAGAAATTAGCAAATATCATTGCATTTAAGAATTCTTTACCAAGTTCTTCTTATTGTGTAGTTGATTCTGGTTATAAGTACAGATATGACAGATATAACGATGTATACAGATATACACCACTTAACGGTGATATCGCAGGTTGTGCTTCAAGAGTTGAACCTTTTGAATCTCCTGCTGGTTTCCGTAAGGGCGTAATTAAGAATGTTGTAAAACTTGCCTTTAACCCTAACAAAGCTCAAAGAGATCAGTTATACGGAGCAGATGTTAACCCAGTCATGGCTCAATCAGGAAGAGGCGTTGTCCTATTCGGAGATAAGACAGGATTAGGTGGTAATAGTGCTTTCGATAGTATAAACGTCAGAAGATTGTTTATTGCTGTAGAAAAGGCAATTGCTAACGCTGCTGAATCGTTCTTGTTTGAATTGAATGACGAGTTTACTCAAGCTCAATTCAAAGGAATCGTTGAACCATTCTTAAGAGACATTCAAGGTAAAAGAGGAATAGTTGATTTTAGAGTTGTTTCTGATACGACAGTAAACACACCATCAGTTATTGATTCAGGTAAGTTTAGAGCTAATATCTTTATTAAACCTGCACGATCAATTAATGTGATTGAGCTAACTTTTGTTGCTACAAGATCTGGTGTTGAGTTTGAAGAAATTGTTGGATCTCTCTAACAGTATAAATAATTTTAATAAAGGAGAAAAAGAATGGCATTTAATATAAATGAGTTTAAATCCCAACTAGTTGGTGGCGGAGCTCGTTCCAATCTTTTCCAAGTACAACTCTTAAACCCTGTAGATCCTTCTGCCGATTTTAAGATACCATTTATGGTTAAGGCCTCATCACTACCGGCATCATCAGTAACATCAATTGATACTGTAAATTACTTCGGGCGTCAGATTAAATATGCCGGAAGTAGAACATTTGATACATGGGGTGTAACGGTTATTAACGACGAGGATTTCTTAGTTAGAAATTCAATGGAAGCTTGGATGAATAGTATCGCAACACACGATACAAACTTAAGAGGACTGCCGCAAGATTATAAATCAAACGCGTTAATTACGCAGTATAGTAAAAATGGTGACCCATTACGTACTTATAAGTTTGAGGGTTTATTCCCTACTAGTATTGCTGCCCAAACAATGGATTGGGACACTGATAGTATACAAACATTCGATGTTACGTTTAGCTACGATCTTTGGATGGTAGAAGGTAACACCGGAATCCCGACTACGTAATAATTTAATATAGGATGATATTTTGAAAATTTTTGGCTTTGATATAAAGAGGGCGGAAGAGGAGACTAACTTACCTGTTAGTTTTGCCGAGCCCTCTAATGATGATGGAGCGATTACAGTTGGTAATGCGCTCGGTGGATTTTATAATACGATATTGGATATGGAAGGTTCCGCTAAAACGGAATCCGAACTTATAACAAGATATCGTAATATGGCAATGCAGCCTGAAGTTTCGCAAGCAATTGATGATATTGTAAACGAAGCTATCAGTGTTGATACAAATGATAGAGTAGTTGATATTTCTTTGGGTGAAACAGAATTATCAGATAAAGTAAAGAAGACTATTGTAAAAGAGTTCGATAAAATACTTGCTTTATTTGATTTTACAAATAACTCTTATGATATGTTTAATAAATTCTATGTTGATGGAAGATTAAACTATCATATTATTATTGACCCTGAAGATGTTAAGAAAGGTGTTATTGAATTAAGGTATGTTGATCCTCGTAAGTTAAAGTTAATACGAGAAGTTGATAAAAAGAAAAAGGATCAACATTCAGGTGCACCTCTTAAGAAAGTTAAGAACGAATATTACATGTATTCAGAAAGCGGATTTCAAAATACAGGTGTAGGTGCTGGAGCAGGCGGCGGATCTACAACAGGAATTAAAGTTGCTAAAGATTCAATTGCTCGAGTAACATCGGGCTTAATGAATGAGAATAACAGTTTAGTGTTATCTCATTTACATCCAGCAGGAAAGGCTTTAAATCAGCTTAGAATGTTGGAAGATGCTGTTGTTATATACACGTTAACAAGAGCACCAGAAAGAAGAATTTTTTATATTGATGTAGGTAACTTGCCGAAGAATAAGGCAGAGCAATATCTTAGAGATATGATGGCTCGACATAAGAACAAGTTGCAGTATAATTCGGAATCAGGTCAGATTACTGATTCTCGTAAGATGCTAACAATGACTGAGGATTTTTGGTTTCCTCGTCGTGGTGGAGAAAGATCAACGGAAGTTGATACCCTCGCAGGAGGTAATGCACCAGGATTGAGTAGTAACGAAAACTTAGAGTATTTTCAACGTAAATTATATAAGGCGTTGAAGGTACCTTTATCTCGTTTAGAACCAGAAGCCATGGCAACCTTTGGTAGAACATCTGAGATTACTCGAGATGAACTAAAGTTTGGTAAGTTTATTAGAAGGATTCGTACACGTTTCTCTTGGATATTTAATACTGTATTAGAGAAACAATTAGTACTCAAAGGTATATTGACACCTGAAGAGTTTAACGAAATTAGGAATGATATTCGTTATGACTTTGTTAAGGATAATTACTTTGAAGAATTAAAGGAAGCTGAAATACTGAGAGAACGATTGAATACTCTTAGAGATATATCAGATTATACTGGTAAGTATTTCTCTCATCAGTGGATTACTGCTAATGTTCTACAAATGACTGAAGAACAGGCAGATGAGATGGAAGCGCAAATTGCTGACGAAACTTCGCAAGGCGGCCATCAACAAGACGATCCTTTTTAAAATATAAATAAAAGTATAGAGTAAATTAAATTAGGGACTAAACATGAAAAATTTTAAAGATCTAGTTTCGGAAGTTGCCCAACCACAGTCTCCTGAGGAAAAGCGATTTAAGGACCAGCATACAATTGAGGTAATCCCTCATCCTGTTGCTCCTGATCACGTTTTTACCGGAGAGATTCCTGGTTTAGGTGATAACGGCAGAAAGGCTGACGCCAAGAATGCTGAAGCTGATTACGATAAAGCGTATAAAACTAAAGTAGACAACACGTTACCTCAACGTGGTACAGGTCAAGGTAAACCAGTTGCCGAGGACAGCAATATACTTAAGAAGTCAATTACAGAAATTCTTGGAGTCAACAAAAAGAAAGAAGATGACAAAAAGAAAGATGATGTTGAATCAATGGAAGAAGAAAGCGGAGCAACTTGTGGTTGCGGCCCTGACTGTGGACATTGTGGTGGAAAACATGAAGCATCAGAGATTGGCAAAGAATGTTCTTGTTGTGGAAACAAAATTGAAGCAATTAAAGAAGGCGGATGTTCAAGCGATACTTTAAAAGCTGAAAAGAAACCTGCCAAGAAAGCAACAACTAAAGAAGATAAAGTTGATGCAGATTCTAATAAAGATTCTTTAGAACCTGAAGCTAAACCAATTAAAAAGCCAAAAGTTTCACCAACATCTGTTTCTATTAAAGATTCAAATGGTAAAACAATTTCATTAACATTTAAAGAGATGTTAGACAAAGTTTCCACAGAGGAAGAATTGCTTGAGAGTCCCCAACAAGAAATTCCAATGATGATGAAACAGTTAAACTTTATTTGTTATGCTTCTCAAGAAATTGAAGAATACCTTGGAGAAGGACAAGATCCTGAAGAATGGTGGCAAAACAAATTGGCTGAAGTATTCTCAAATGTTAAATCATTATATGCATATGCCAAAGGTGATGCAATGGTTAGTGGTAAGCCATTAGGAGCTGCAAAGATTCTTACTAAAGCTGCCTACGGCGAATCAATCCAAGCAGGATCATTTGAACTACAAAACAAAACTTCAGTTGAAATATCAGAAGAAGACGCTGATTTATTAAATAGAATGTTCGAAGAATTAACAGAAACAAATTCAAGCGATATGTATAGTGTTATGGTTGCTGATGAATCAGGCTTTAACGAAATACTAGAATTTGCTAAGGAGAACTTATCATGAATTTAATTACAGAATATACAGATCAGTCAGTAGAAGTAATTACCGAAGCTAAAGAAGATGGTAAAAAGAATTACTTTATTGAAGGAATCTTTATGCAAGGCGATATTAAAAATCGCAATGGAAGAATTTATCCAAGCACAACTTTAGAGACCGAAATGGGTCGCTATCAAAAAGAGTTTATTGAAACTAAACGTGCTCTTGGAGAACTAGGTCACCCTGATGGTCCGCAGATCAATGGGGATCGTGTTTCACATCTTATTACTGAGATGAAACGCGACGGCAACGATTTTTATGGTAAGGCTAAAATCTTATCGACACCTATGGGGGAAATCGTGAAGAGCCTATTAGACGAAGGAGTAAAGATCGGAGTTTCGACTCGTGGTCTTGGTTCGGTCAAGGCAGGTAGAGATGGAGTTATGGAAGTCCAAAAGGATTTTCATCTTTCTACTGTTGATATTGTTACTGACCCTTCAGCACCAAATGCGTTCGTAAATGGTATCATGGAGAACGTAGAGTATTATTACGATATAGCTTCTGGTAATTGGAGAGCCAATCAGGTTATTCAAGAAATACAAGAAGAGGTTGAGAAAAAAATCAATCGCGTAGTAAGAACAATTGATGAAGAGACGGCGACAAGAATGTTCCAAACATTCGTCAAATCTTTGAGAAACTAAATTTTTATAAATAAATAAAGTAAAGTTTATTATAAAACATATTTGTAGATTTAAACAAATTTTAAAGGAGAAAATAAATGGATAACGTAGAAGAAAAATTCGTTTCCGATGATGGCGTTTCAAGTGTCCCTGCTGCAGTCACACCCGAAGGTGGAGAAGGTAAAAAGGACAAGTTGAAGAAGACCACTACTGATGAGCCTAAAGGCGCTGTTGATGGCAAGAAAGTAATTCCTGGCCAATCAGATGCAGGCAAGCCTGTTCCTACTGCGGAAGAAACTGAAGTTGATGCTGAAGTTGAAACTGTAGAAGAAGTAGTGATTGAATCTTCAATTCAGTCAATCATTGAAGGCGAAGATCTATCAGAAGAATTCAAAGGCAAGATCAGTCTTGTATTTGAAGCCGCATTAAACGAAGAAGTAAGTAAAAGAACTGAGACAATTCGTGAAGAACTAACTAAGTCTTTAGACGAAGCATTAGAAGAAGCAGTAACTGAGAAATTAGATACCGTAACTGAAAATGTTGATAAGTATTTAGATTACGTAGTTTCCGAATGGATGTCTGAGAATGAAATCGCAATTGAATCTGGAATTAAGGTTGAAATGGCGGAATCATTAATGTCAGGTCTTAAGAACTTATTCGTAGAACATAACGTTAGCGTTTCAGAAGAAACTGTTGATGTTGTGGAAAACTTAGAAACAACTGTATCTGAATTGGAAGGGAAAGCCAATGACTTAGTAAACGAGAATATCGAATTACAAAAAGAAATTGCCACTTTCAAAGCAGATCAAAAATTTGACGAAATTTCAGAAGGACTAT